GTCAAGGGCAACAAAAACAAGAAGGTGGTCAGAACATCCTGAAACAAGCTTTTGATGTTCTGGCAGCGCCTGGTCAAGGTATCAATGACTGGTTTGTTGATACTATTAACTTGATTCCTGGTGTTGAACTAAAGAAAGCTCCTAAATTTCAAGCTGATGTAACACAGGGTCTTCGGGAAGTTAGCAGTGTTGTACTTCCTACTATCTTCCTTACCAAAGGCATTGGCAGTGGACTTCAAACTGCTGCTACTGCTAGTCGCGCTAAGCTATTCAACGATCCATTCCTTAAGTTTGTAGCTCCTAAATTGCTAGGTGCAGGTGTGGGTGCTGGTGTTGACTATGCTGTAGAATTTAACCAGACAGACGATAACCTAAGTGGCACATTAAAGAAAGCATTTCCTGCTCAATTTGGCTGGATTCCTGACAACGTAGCTACACTTGATAGCGACAGTCCTGACATTAAACGTGCTAAGAACGTCACTGAAGGCGTTGGCATCGGTCTTTTTGTAGATGTTGCTGAAGGCATGGGTAAACTTGTCAAAGGTATCCGTGGTGTCCTTCGCTCTACACAGTGGGTACCCGAGTCAGAAAAGGCTACACAGTGGTTCTCAAAGAACTTAGGTGCCGAAGTATCAGATGATATTGAGGAGGCTGTTGCAGAGTCTGCTGCACGCCGCTCAGACGCTTTGGATGAGCTTGGGGAATACAACTTCTCAAAGAATACCAATCTTGATGAACCAATGCTTGGTGTCCATGACCTCTATGGTTATGAAGAATCAGGTATCCGTTCTGTAGATAATCTCGGTATCGTTGGTGCTGCTGTTGATGTAGCACGTGTCACCAATAACATTGATAGTGTTTACGGTCGAGTTGGTAGCGTCATCTCTGAATCTGCATTGAAGTTTGGTTTAGAGATCCCTGAAGGACAGGAAGCTATCATCAAAGGTCTTGCACAGCAGCTCAAAGATGCTGGAGAGTATGGGTATCGTACTGCCTCTGGTAAGTATATCAGCCATAAAGAGATCATGCAAGCTGGAGAAGATTTGGCTTTTGATTTCTATAAGATGGATACACCTGAACTCCAACAAGCTGTTAAGAAGTGGCAAGGTATTGATGTTGATACTGAGATCCCAGTTCTTAAGAGTGAAGCTTATGCAGCAGTCTTTAAGACTATCAATAGGCTGATGGATGATTATACCAACATGGACATTATGCGTGCTCAAGCGTATGTTGGTACATCCTTTGCTGGTCAGGTATCTGATATGGCACAAGGTGTTCGTCTTATGGACGGTACAGCCGCTGTTGAACGTGCAGAAGAACAGATCCTTGATCGTCTTGAATTCTTGATGGCACAGAAAGGTATGACTTCTTATGCAAGGGGTCGTGCTCTTAATATGCTTAACCTGTGGAATCGTCTTACTGCCAAAGGTAGTGACGCTGCAGATGCTGCATATGCTACCAAGATTAACAACGCCATTAAGAATGAGGATAACGCTACTCTGCAAGCCATTGAGCGTATTAAAGGTGAAGCAAAGCAAACCATCAATACTCTTCGTGAGATTAAAGCAGAACGTCCTGAGATGCTGGCACCTCTGATGATGGCATATGAGTTCACTGATGGTAAGGTTGATACCATATCTAAGTTGAACAACTATGTGCGCAATTCTTTGGGTGTATTCTCTAAGGCATTCTTTGATGGTGAGCCTGAAATCCCCTCCACTGTGATGCGTGGGTTCTGGTCTAACCTGTATAACTCTACCTTGTCTGCTATTGGTACACCACTCAAAGCAGGTGTATCTAATATTGCTCTACTTGCTGAACGTCCTATTGCACAAGCTGCAGGTGCCGTTATTAACGGTGATTCTAAGGCATTCCGTAGAGGTTGGTATCAGTACTCTGCAGCGTGGGATACTCTCACTAAAGGTATGGGTTACATGAATCAGGTCTTCCGTAGATCTGCTGCTGATCCATATGTGATGGCTCTTCGTGAAGACACTGGTGTAGCCGATAGACAACAGATTGAACTGCTTAATGCTTTTGCTAATGCTAAAGCTGAGCAAGGTGAATACGGTCCTCAGGTAATGATGTCCATTGTAGAAGCTCAGAATGACCTTGCTAACCATCCTTGGCTACGTTTTGGACAACGTGGTATGCAAGCATTTGATGGCTTTACACAGGCTGTTATTGCTAACTGGGAAGCACGCGGTAGGGCATGGGATACTGTAACTCAAGGTGGTGCAATTGCTTTGGATACAAAAGCTTCCAATAAGCTTTCCAAGGAAATCTACTCTGCAATGTTTGATGATGATGATAACATCACAGACTCTGCTGTACGATTTGCATCCAATGAAATCGCTATGGCATTGGATAACCCAGCCAACGATGCTCTTTCTAATCTGATTCGTACTGCTCCGATCCTTAAGCCGTTCCTACTGTTTACTAAGACTCCAATCAACATGGCTACTTATTTCGGTAGTCATAATCCTGTCGGTGCTTTCATTGATAAAGTGAATGCTTTTGATAAGGAGTTCTTTGAGATGAGCGGTCAGGAGGTAGAACAACTTCTTTCTTCACGCGGTATTGATTACAGCATGGAGAACATTGAAAGTGTTTATACCACAGTACGTGCTGAACTCAAAGGACGCAAGGCTATTGGTACCCTAGCTGTTATGGGTGCTGTTGGTCTCTTTATGTCTGATCGTCTCACTGGTGATGGTTTATATGATAAAGAGAAGCAACGTCTTCGTAGAGATGCTAATTGGCAACCACGTTCTATTCGCCTTCCCGGCGGTGGCTGGGTAAGTTATGACGGTATTCCTGGTGTTAGTGATTGGGTAGCCCTGACTGCCAACATCATGGATAACTTTGATTCACTTAACTCTGCTGAGTTGGCTGAGAACCTACGTGCTGCTGGCTTTGTTCTGAGTGCTACCATTACCGACAAGTCAATGTTGGCTGCTCTTGAGCCTCTCAATGATGTTGTACGTGGTGATGTTGGTGCTATTAACCGTTGGACCTCATCTTTTGTTAGCTCTGCTGCAATGCCTGGCTCTAGTTTGATGGCTGAGTTTGGTCGTCTTATTACACCCAATAAAAAAGAATTAGAGAACAACTTCTTTGATCTTGTTGCTAACCGTAACCCAATCCTTAAACAAGCTCTTCCTGATGCTCATGACTGGATTGATGGTGGTCGTGTTGGTGAACCTCCCAACTTTTTTGCACGTGTCTGGAATAACTATCTTCCTTGGAAGGTAAGTGGTGACATATCCCCAGAGAAGCAATTCTTGATGGATATTGAGTACGATGCACGTCCTACACTAAAGACAAATGGTCGCGGTGTTGAGTACAGTAATGAAGAACGTTCTGAAGTTACCAGCATGATGGGTAAACAACAGATCTTTAAACGTGAGATTCAACGTATTATGCAGACTCAGGAAGGCGCAGCTTTCCGTAAAGAGTTCAAGAGAGCTAGAGATCTTGGCCTGAAGCCTGATGTAGAGAGCTTTAAGAACATTCACATGTATCTTGATGCTGCTCTACGCTCTTCGATGCGTTATGCCGAAGCTCAAGTTTCTACTCGTGATGGTATCCGTAATAAGGTTTACCAAAATCAAACCGTTGAGAATTTCTTACAAGTTGGCGATGTTGACGGCGCTAAGAGATTCCTCGATGACATGAAGCAAACAATGTCTTACTAATGCCACCCGCATTAACCAATTACGACATAAGCAATGGCTGTCACTCAGAATCTTTATACAGGGAACGGTTCAACCGTTCTCTATTCATTCACTTTCCCATATCTTGAAACCACTGACATTAAAGTTAGTGTCAACGGTACAAATACAACTGCATATACCCTGGCCAATGCTACAACGATTCAGTTTAATACAGCTCCAGTCAATGGGGCTGCTATTCGAATCTATCGTCAAACAGATGATACCGCATTGCCGGCTACGTTCTATTCCGGCTCTGCCATTCGTGCTAATGACTTGAATGAGAACTTCACGCAGAACCTGTATGTAACCCAAGAGTCAACCAACAATGCAGCAACAGCCAACACTACGGCTAACACTGCACTAACGAAC